GCAGCGCCACTATTCAGACTTTACCTATGTACACACGACTAAAAGCGGTTCAGCCTTAGTTGATGCGGTCATTGTAGACAACGACACAAACGTAGTAGCCGTAGTTGAGCAGAAGTCCCGTAACATGAGCCTTACGCAGGTTACGCCACTGTGTGTCTGTGCCTCTAGCGTGTGCCTTGCTCATGCAACCAACACATCTATAGGGCCTACACAACTAGGGCTGTATTTGATAGCCGCCCCTACTGCCTCTCTAATGCGCCAATGTGGATCATCGGTATGTCTTGTTGTATGTAGTGATCCCATTGCAAATGGATAACCTGACCCTGTAGCAATCATGTTGTATTCACCTACTGACCAATCAACTGTGCTGATCTCAAACAGTCTGCCCTGTATGCCTACAAGTAAGTCAGCAGCATTATCATCCACATTGATGTCTATTTTGTATTCATCAGCTGCTCGCTGTAATGCGCCACAGAATGACATACGCATCCATTGCTCAAGGTTTGGAGTGTTTACATCTGGGTATGTAGCAAAGGTTGTAAGTTGTCCTGTACCCAGTGAGCCACTGTACCCAATGATGTAAGGCCCAACCTTACGTATCTTTGGCTTTGCTAATGGACTAATGAAATTACTATCTGACATTGCCCGGTCTGCACCTAAGTAAACTTTGCCACCATGTGTAAGCCCTGCAAGTATTGTCATTAGTTCTGCCTTATGTATTTTGCCTCTGTTAGATCAATGTAGGCATTCTCTCTGACTATTTTGCCACCATTGATTGTTTCCTGTGTTTCTGTAAGGTCTGTTCTAAAGTTGCAAGTCCATTCGCCCTTGGCGTTGGACAGTTGTTTGGTAATTAGTAAATCATCTGGGATTAGGTATAGGAACCCTATAAATGGCACACCCAATGCATGTGCTGTAACACGGCCTGCCTCAATTTTGGCGTGGGTCACCAGCCATTCCATGTTCCATTTCTGCAGCTGCTCAAGGCTCATGTTACGGGACTTCTGCTCAACTACGGCTACTACGTTTGTGTCGTTGTCTACAATGACCGCATCAACTAAGGCTGAACCGCTTTTAGGCGTGTGTACATAGGTAAAGTCTGAATAGTGGTGCTGCCATAGTTCCACGGCTCTTAGCTCGTGCTCAAGGGACTCTTGACCCTTTGGGGAATTAACGTCAAGCATCTAGTCCTCAATCCCTTGCATTATGTTGTAGGCCGCCATCATGCCGTTACGGTAATGAACATTTACTGATGGATGCATGTCAATAATTACGTCCATGAGCTGATCAAGTCTTTCTTTCCAAGTCCTGTCAATCATCCCGGCTATTTGTTTTGCATCATTAAAATCTTGTTGTAATTGCGTATGGTCTTTACTTAACATCTCTACTCCTGTTACATATTTGAGTAATTCAGATTGTCTGACTTGTACCCATTTATCACTTCTTGATGTCATGTAATTAAGTTTAAGAGTGATTCACACCCAGAACTGGTAGGTGAGCAGGAATGGCTCTTAGCGAGCCATTCACACCCGTCACCGTATAAGGTTCGCTTGTAAAGGGAGTTATCCACTATAGATAACCCAACTGCGCCATGTGCCTGTTACCAATTTGTTATGTAATAAGGCAGTTCGGTTTTATTACTAGTAATCAGGCTCGCATTTCTGCATTTGGTATGAATATCAGGCATACCAAAGACACTGCATCTAACGCAGGTTTAGCAGCTGATAAGGCAGCCAGCAGTTTAAGTCTTGCCTAGACATTTAGTAAATATTGCTATTAGAATGTGAGGACTAGCCAGTAGTCCGGACGAGGGATCAAGAACCACTCCAACTACTGGCTAGTTTCTTTATTAAATCCTTGGCTCTAATTTCTGCTGATAAGTATTTACCTCACCACAGCATTTAGTCATCCATGTACGAGTGTTTGTGTATGGGTCTACACCAATATCCTCAGGATGTAATGACTCACTGCAAATCTCACAGGATTCTGCAAAGTAAGGCAGCGCCTCATAAGCCCCGTAGAGCTTCTTTAATATTGATACAAACATTGCGTCTTTATTTTCCATTGTGCGCCCTTGCCATTTTTGCACCAACTAAAATAATTGCTTTAGCGCCTGTTTTTAATTCAAACGCTCGCAGTAACTCTTGTAATTGTTCAGGGTTTACGGATTTATCTAATTCAATTGCGTAGGTTTTACCCTTTTGAATTTCTAATGCAGCTTCTATTTTAATTTTGTCGTTCATCATTACTCCTATCTCTAATGTCTTGCGTTTCTTTAGCCATGCAGTTATAAGCCTGTGTAAGTAGATCAGCACAATGCTCACAATCCATGCTTCTTAGATTCCTTGTAAGCCTTAATAAAGTCATTAAGGTTGTATGAAACTCCAACTCCCACCTGCTCATGCCATGTAATCCAATGCAATGAAAGTGTCACAAGGCCATGGCTCATTACAAACTATGCAGTTATGAACCCACTTGCAGTTGTCACATGAGCCTGTGTTTGTTTTGCACATAATACATTCATCCCTTGGCTCTGGTTTTAGGTGAATTGCCCGGGCTTCCTCAATGGCAGCTTGTAAGTCAAATAGGTCAGTGCATACGCAGTGACAATGCTTGCTGTGATCAGGGTGTGTCATTGCTTGCTCTCTTTCCCACAGAATGCACAGGCGCTGCCAATGTATGACCAGCCTCCGCAGCTGCGTCTAATAACGTCTGCATCAGTCATGACCTATCAAACTTAGGATCGCACTGTGGCTCATTGTCACAGAAATACCCAGCGTATGGCTTACCTGTTTTCTTGCTAATACCGCTTCGGCGATTCATTGGGCCATGTAGGCACAAAGGCACTTCAGGCTCGTCATAATCACTCATGCCCTCATCCATGGCTGGTACAGATAACCATGGGTCGGCTTCCATTGGGTCGCTGGGAGGCTCTTGCACCACCTCTTTTGGCTTGGCAGGCCCGGGGGCTTGGCGCTCACGGCTGCCCATAATTTCCTCTTTAGTGCTTAGGCCTTTAGATGTACCAATGTTGAGGCTGGCACATGCTCTACCCCAGCAGGCTGTCTCAAGGTTTTGCAGCTCTGAACCATTTGTGTATGGGCTCTTGCCATTGATTAGTTCTGATGCTGTGCCAATGCCGGGAAGAGGATCATCAGGTGTTCGGTAGGCTCTGGCAACTCCCCACATCTTAAGTGGATCGCCGTCCATGACACCCATAAACTCAAACTGAATTGAACCCTCTGGATACTTTTCATAAAACATTGCAACACGTTCTGCAACCGTTACATAGTTACTGATGTCAAATGCCATTAGATTCTCCAGCCGTCATTCCACATTTGCTGTTCAATGGTTGGCCCATGCATCGCACGAAATTTGGCTCTAAGTTTTAACGTATGTTGAGCCTCTATGTAGATACCAACAAAGATACCTAAGCCAAATAAAACTGCACAATAGAGAAGTATTGTAATTGTCATGCCCTGATTTCCTATTCTTAGTTGTAAGCCTTGGCGCTTACATAAATAGTTTTAGCACATGGTGCAGGATTCGCACAAGCACTTTGAGAAAACAGGCGTGTTATGGCTTGTGTCTATGTGATTTTTGACCACTAGATGTAGTGCATCAACCTTTTCTATCAAGTCTGGTAAGGATTTACCGCCATTGGCATAAGGCTGAATGGCGTATGTCATGGTGTCTATGTAGGCCTTTATTGGCTTAACTACTACCCATTTAATAAATAAGCCAATTAGGGTAACTATGGCAATTAAAGCAGCTGCTATTTGCCCGGCAACAAGTATGGCACTCATGAAATAGCCAACTTGATCTCTCTAGTAGTAATCACGGCCTTGCCGTTGACTTTAACCATGCATGCCACTGGCTGGCCTTTAGTTGATTGGAATATCCATACGTCTTTAACAAAGGTAGTTCTGCCTTTATTGAGGTTTACAGTCTGGTAGCCAGTTGAGTCTCTAATACCTTGTGGATCACGTGTCCAACGGATTGTGAGTTCTGTAGCCCCACCGATTTTGGGTGTCTTGATGTTTAGGTAGGCAGCAAATAATGCACCAGCATTTGAATCTGCATTAGGTATCACTGTGTATAGGCCATCAACCTCTAAGGCAGTCCACACGTCAGCTTTAAGTGTCTGTGTAGGTATCTTTGATGAGGCATCAGATTTGCGGCTAATGTATTGGCTCATGCGTCAATCCATTTCTGTGGATTCTTGTGCTTTGTTGTATTCCATGTACGGCTTGCAAGTATTTGGAAATGTAGGTGTGGGCCAGTGGATCGACCCGTATTGCCTGAAGTGCCCACCAATTGCCCCTGACGGACTCTTTGACCGACTGATACATTTACACCGTTTAGGTGGCAATAACCTGCCCACAGGCCTGCTGAGCCGTCCTCGAAGCGGTCATTGTCAATAATTACATGCAGGCCAAAAGCCCAGCCCCAGCCTTTTTTGTAGATGTGCTTGCCAGCGTGTACAACTACACCCGGTACTGCAGCTACAACTGGTGTGCCAATGGTTGCGGCATAATCAATGCCCTTGTGAATGCCACCAGTTTTGTATTTAGCCCCGTAGGGAAATGAAACTACGCCTGATTTAATCGGTTTCATCTAAATTGGCCCTGCCGTAATTGTCATACTCTGGGTTTAACCAGTTAATGAGAATGGGCAACCCAGCTGCTAGCCCTAAAGCTAGTGCAGGGTGTAAGCCTAAACTGTCCGCGTTCATAAGTACCCAGCCTAAAACCCCAGCGCCAAATACTTTTAAAAATGAAGCAATAGGGCTATGGGCTAACCATGTTAAAAAAGTCATTACAACGCGGCTATTTCTTCTTCGGTTAGCCCCAATTCGGCTAGTTTGGCTAGCGCACTTGCGCGTGCAGCTGCTTTTGCTTCTTGTTCGGCTTGTCGCGCTTTGGCTTCGGCTAGCATTTCTTCACGCTCTGCAATTTCTTCGGCTGTTAATAGTCGTTCTATTGTTTCGCCTGTTTCTGCGTTTACTTCTAAAACCATTACATTTAGTTTTTCTTTTGTTGATGTCATACTATGAATTCCTGTATCCGTAAATGCGTATAGTTCCCGCTATATTTAATGTGCTTGGGTGATAAATTTGAAAACCGTCATAGGCTGTAGAAGTGTAGTGTGTGCCTGTTGATGAATAAAAGTCTTGGCGATTAGATGCGTCAATTCTGGCACAGACTTGTTGCAAAGACGTGTGAGTGGTTAAGGCTGGATTAGATACTTCAAACGCACCTGCACAAGCATTAGTTGATGCGCTAACCATAACCAAACAACCTTGAGTAGTTCCAGTTTGTCCAAAGAAACCAATCGTACTATTTATTGCATTTATACCTGCATAACTATAATTAGTGGCGGCTGGCGTTCCTGATGCTGTTAATCTAAAGAAAATAGCACTGCCAGTGTTTGCACTTGTAAAGTTACTAATTTCTATTCGGTAGTTATCGTATGCCGAACTAAAAACATTGTTAATAGTTAAAGTTGTTACCGCACTAAATGTCGTAGTGTTTAATAGCACCATGCCGACATTTTTGCCACCAGAAACGCTGAATAATGTGCTGTCTACAGAGCTGCCAAGCGTTCTAATGGCGCTCGCGCCGTCTTTGACATACGCGGTATTGTCGGGAGTAGTCCACGAGTAATTAGTCGTTGTTGCCATTCTATAAATCCTGCCATGCTTGTGTAATAGGAGTATACCCTGCCCATGTCAGGGTTGGTGGTTCTTGATCCCAAATAATGCTTAGGTATGTCTCTGAATATGCCGAGCAAGTCAAAGCCAATTCAGCAGTGTATCTGGTCAAGTTCCATGTGTAGCCCTCTACGAAGCCGTCAAAGGTAGTTCCAAAGACTGCTGGCAGTGCCGAGGTCTGCACTCTTAAACCGTTATAAACAGCGCACAGGGCATCCCTAGTGGCGTCAGAAACGGTTGGTGAATGAAGTGGGATTGTTATGGTGTCTGGGTACATTCTTGGGTATGCCCGAGATTCAACAAAGTCTGTGGCCTGTGCTAAAGCATCGGCTTGGTTATGCAATTGGGTTGTACGGCTACCAGTTAATTGGCCATAACGGATAATTGAGTTTTCATCTCTGGCATTTTCTGTACCTGCCCGATATGTCACATTGGCATCATTTACAATTTCGCCCCATTGAGCAGCTGTACGCAGGCCTTGGGCAAGAATGTCGTCAGCAGTTAAAGTCAACGGGCTAGCGCTGGCGCGGCTGGCGTAATCGTCATAATGCAGTGTGCCTGCGCCACCCTCCCAAAGTACGCCTCGACCAGAATTAGCAGCATTTACGGCCAAGGTGTAGGCATCATCCTCTGCAGCTGCATAGGCCTCTAATTCATAGACTCCGGGAGTATCAACATTGGCTGTAAGTGTATTAACTAAGGCAACATTGGTTGCATCATAACTAGCCCAAGTTACATCAGTTGGTAAGCCATCCCATGTTAAAGTTGCGCTTAAATCTGACCATGATTGTAAGAATGCTTCACTAAGAATGTTTAGGATTCTTGTGCCGTCAAACTCTTTGGCATAACCCATCCCACCTACAAGGTGTCTATTTAATTGTGATAATGGGCCTACAGCAGTGATTGTGTAAATGGCAATTGAGCCATCTGATCCATAAGCCTGCAGGCTAATGTCTATGTCACTAATAATGCCAGTAAAGATTGTTTGTGTGCCTGATGTTCCTTTGGCAATAGACACAGATACTGACTGGCTTAATGACAAGTCCAAAGGCTCACTAGCATCAGTCCAAAGGCTAATTGAGGCATAGCCCGGTTGAGGTTGTGTCAATACGTCATTACGACCCATACGGATCGAAATAGAGCTGATTGTCTGATCAGCGTATGTTGTAACACCATTGAAAGTGACCGTTGGATATGGGTCATATACAACCGTCACAATGTAGCCCCTACAAGGTTAATAGCACCTGTACGGCGTGATGAGTCTTGAAGTAAGCGCTCAATGCTACGTCGAGCAGACTCACCATCAATGACACCATTCATGATTATGGTTACGCCTTGGCCAGCCCCGTTGTCTGGGCGGATTGAACCAGAGCCACTTGGCACAAATAGTTCAGGGCCAAACTCGCCTACACGAGTTAACTGGCCAGCCCCTACAGGGCCTCCAGCAGCTCTTGAGGTGTATCCAAGCGCCTTGCCTAAACGTGAATCGGCAAACTTAGGGCCCTCGCCCGGGTTGATGATAAGAAACTCTAATACAGCGCCGCCAATGTCTTTGGCTTTTTTGTAAGCATTAGCAACAGAGTTAATGCCATTAGCAACACTATTTAGCGCATTAGCAATGTTTGTAAGTGTGTCTGTAGATCCCTTGGCATCACTGTCTGTAAGTGTGGCAAATAACTTGCCAAATGCTTCGGCTACATTCCTTAGGGATTCACCAAGGCTAATGCCGCCAGACTTACCGCCTAAATCATTGGAAAGCATCTTGACCTTGTTGGATAGTCCGCTGCTTTCATCCTCGCCACTAAATCCCTTGGCAACTAGGTTTACTTGCTCAAGTAATGATTTAAGAGTTGGCAAGATTGCAACACCGATTGACTCTTTAAGTTCACCAAATCGCTCGGTGACAATAGCCAACTGGCCTGCATAGGTCTTGGTATTGGCTTGAGCTGCGCCGCCGAATAGGCGAGACAACTCATCCTGCGCTGCACTAAAATCTTTAGTTGCAATGATGCTGGCATCTAATGGAATACCTAAACGTGTAAGTGCGCCTAAATTACCGTTGTAGGCTTTAGACAGGCTAAGTGAGACACTTTCTAAGTCTTTGCCAGTTGATGCACTGATGTCTAAAGCAAGATTAGTAAGTTCTTGAGCCTTGCCCACATCACCAGTTGCTCGGGCAAGGTTAGCCAGTGCCGGGCGTAACTTAGTGTCGGCTACACCAAATGCTAATTGTTGCTTGGTGATGTATTCCTCGGTGCTAGCAATCTGGGCATCGGTTGCATTTGTGGTGTTTTTAAGCGCTTGTGCCAACTTAATTTGGGACTGTTCATCCTCAATGGCTGCCTTGACTCCATCAATACCTATCTTGACTGCATAGGCTGCCGCAGCTGCGCCAGCAACAACAAAGGCAGCTGCGGCCATCTTGCCGTACTTGCCAAGGCTCTTAGTAAAGCCCTTGGCTTCGTTATCTGCTTTGTTTAGGCTTTTACCAAACTGATCTACATCAGCAAGCAAGTTAAGTTTAAGAGTTCTTACATCAGCCATTATCTGACCACTTTTCTATTACTCGGCGATTAACTGCGTCTTTCCAACGTCTAGTTAACTCTGGCTGGATGCGCTTAAGTGTTGCAAAGATACCGTAGCCAGCGTTGCCTCGGCCTTGTGCAGGTGAGCGATCAGGAAAACGGCGACCACCATTAGCAAATGGTGACGGGCCACCAAACTCTGAACCAAATAAAACTTGACCAGACACAGCGCCGCCACTAAATCGGCCTTTACTGCCACCAATAGTTACATTAGGTATGCGGTCTTTATTGGCTCGGATTGTAGCTGCAACCTTTTGGGCTTGTGCTGGCAATGGGTTTAGGTTGTAACTAGATTGCATCTCGGTTGCTGACCAAGCACTAATGCTAGTTACATCATCCTTAAGGGCTTTCTTAGCGCCCTCATCCATCTCTCTAAATGCTTTGTAAAGAGATCGCAAGTCACGAGAGTCAGGAGTCATTTTGACAGTTACTTTGTCAGCCATGACCATTCCTCTCTGTAATCAGCGTTAGTGCTGTGTTGATGTCTGCGAGTGACCATTGATACAGATCAGACAATGGAATCCCGGTGACAACTGCTATTCTGACGAGTCCGTCAGCGAGTTCTCTTTTGGGCTTTCATCGACCACCTCAAAGGTTTCAAACTCATTGGTGACCCATGCTTGCTGACTTGGTAACTTTGTATGCCCTCCAGCCTTAGCGGCCTTAAAAAGCATGCAAGTTATGACATCAAGCGAGCCTTGGCTCATCTTTTCTGCCGCTTGGCTCACTGTGTAACCGAGTTCTCTTTCGATCTCGATCCACAACCAAGCGTTATCATCACTCACTATGTAGTTGTTGCCCTGTTTTGTTGTAACTGTGTATTGCATAATGGTTGCCCTGTTCTGCTAGTTATGCTCGGGTTACTAATCCGTCCTCAACAACAAAGCTGAGGCTGGTGGTTAGTACGTCAGTAGCTGCGCCACCAACGGTTGGAAATACTGGCAGGACGTTACCGGTAAACGTATCACCGTTCACATCAAACGAAAATGGCAGGCTAGTGTCAGGCGCGCTGTTAGCTGCATCCCAAAGTGCTGAAATAATGCCTGCACTTGATGTGTCGTCTAGGTATAGTTCCACATTTAGGGTGGCTGTCTTGTCTACAGTCTTGTAGGCGCGACCTGATAACACTTCGAGCACCTGCTGGTTGTTTTCGCGCTCTAGTGTAACTGTTGATGCTTGGTCAGCGTATGACACAGAGTTGATGCTCAAAGTCAGATTCCGACCAGTTATGTATGTTGCTGGCATGACTTGCCTTT